TTACACTACCGTCACAGTATTAAGATGTATACCTGAAACGGTTGTTCCAAGACCTTCATACGCGGCAGTGCCTGTGCTAGGTTTTAGATATGCGCGCTTTTCAAGGACTTCCATATTGCCATTTAATTTGGCAAACTCTTCTGATATGGCTTTCTGCGTCATGCTGCCATCAGTATTTTTTCCAATCTTGGAATATAACTTACCAATTCCTTCCTCTTCTTCATTCCCCGTACCATATTCTGTATTAGGCGGAATCTCCCAAATCCCATCATCCCGAAAATATTTCTTTGTGCTTCCTTCTCTTTTCGGTACTAACCCTGCTTCATTTATTGATACAATATCATATTTTGTGTCTGGTGGAGTTTCCCATATCCCATCATCCCGTAAAAACTTAGTGACAGTTCCCGTTCTCCTGGGCGCAAGCCCTGCCGCTTCTGTAGAAACTAATCCATATGTTGTATCCGTATCTGGCGGGGTCGCCCATACCCCATCATCCCGCAAATATTTAGTAGCAGTTCCTGTTCTCCTAGGCGCAAGTCCTGCCGTTTCTGTAGAAACCAATCCGTATGTAGTATTCGTATCCTGTCCTGGAATGCCAAGTTCTGTTATGTCTTCTTTGGTCACCAAAGACGCAGATACAATATGCCCTTCTCCATCTACTTCCACTTTATATAATCCTGACGCATATTTTTTGTGCTTTGGATGAATGTACTTATTAGCTGCTGCTGATATATTATCAAGCTTTTCTTTCAGTGCATTTGTAAAATCATTCTCAGACAGCCCTCTCCCCTCAATACAATCCACCTTTTTTTTAAGCCCTTCCGTTAATTTGTTCTCCCATGAACTCACAAGATTTTTCAGATACATAGATAGGGTCTTTCCGTCTATCAGACATCCATCTTCTTGAATCTCTGTTGACTGTACGATATGAGCCTTTGTAAGGACATTTTCCTTCATCCATCCCAATGAATGTATAATTTTTTCGATTCTTTTGTTGAACACGTCGGCATGATTTGGCTCACTGGTTTCAAACTCCTCAAGGTCTATATCATATTTAGGTGTTTTGTCGAACATTCCCATTTACTTGCCTCCTAATAATTATCTCTGATGGAAAATATCACCTCTGTCTCATCCTTTCCTTTCGCAAGAAAATTAGAAAAAGCGATAACATCGCCCGTCTCATCAATTAAAGCAGCCTCTGATATAAATTTACCTGTCAGCTCCATCACTCCCAATTCAATCGCATACTCATAAGATGTATCTGATATCTTCGTACAGGAATCATATTCTTTCCGGATTAGCTCATTCTGCAGATTTATGTTTTCAGGCAGAGGGTAAATCACTTCCCCATCTTCGTTTACCCCTCCATCTCCCAAAGCAATGTACTTCACTTTTTCAAGCGGGGTACCATCATATCTTGCCCTTGCCATTTTTTTCCTGGCAATGTTTGTTATCACACTTTTTGCCATTTATGTCTCCTTTCCGTTCCACCGGCACTCAAATTCTACGATATTAGAATCAAGGAAGTGCTGGCCATCCATAAAGTAGGTTCCATCCAATGAATCATAGTTGTAATAATCTATGTCCTCTACATATTGGACGGCATGCTCTATTTCCTCAACTTCATCTATAATAACAAGATAATTAAAAAGATAATTATCTTTCGCGCCCGCCTCTTTCCAGCGTCGGACAGTCTTTTTAATAATATTGAGAGATACCGGATGTTCCTTGGATGCCTCCATTCGGATCAATACAATAAACTCAGCCCAGCGTGTGATATCCCCAGTATGTTCCGACATGCTTTCGATGGATACATCCTCATATCCCAGTGCTGATACAGCCAGTATAATCCCTGTATTCAAACCGCCAAGCGCACATATTTCCTCATACATGGCAATCCGGGAGCGGAAGTTTTCCATATCTTCCCCATCATGCCGGGCCAGGCTGCGTTCTCTTCCATGCACCCTCAACATTTCATCGCAGCAGGATGCCACCATGCTTTCATCCCTGGCTCTCATAATGTCCTCATGTGTTTCATCGAAACGCCGTCCAAATATATTACAAAAAATATACCACTGGTTTATAGACTTTTTTACTTGCTTAAATGGCGTGGTCAGCATGTACCACATATACTCGACAAAACTATCCATATCACAACTCCTGGCCAACTTTTCTCACTTCAATATTTATCACCCCAGCCGTAAGCACTTTTTCTTTTTCCAGAACAACATCCTCTGACGGCTGCCGGATATCCGTTTTCCTGTAGTCCTTTATATTACTGCGGAGCGCATAAATGATACTGTCATGGTACAGCGTGTTCATCTCAGTTCCTGTCAGAGCCATCAATTCTTGAATCACATTCTGCGCCTGTTGCCGCACCCCATCCGTCACTGCATCTTCCGAGAGGTAAATCACCAAGTCAAATTCTAACGGAACTATTTCTGCAGATTTCACTAAGTAATCTTCGTATTGCCCTCTCAATGGCAGTATTGCCGCCTCCACATCCTGGATTAGCTTTTCTGATGCCTCCCCAGCAGTTCCGGTAATAATGACATCCACCGTTCCCTGCCCCCGTGGATGCTGTGTATCAATCTTTACATTCAAAGCACCGTTTACTCCCATGACAGCATTCTTAAGCTTTTCTTCTATAGTTATGGTTGACAGCTCCGACCAGCTTGACAATATGCGTTTCCTAAAGGCTTCATCGTCCTCTCTGTCTGCCCCTTCTTGGTATATCCATCCTTCTTCATTTACAACATGGTCAATTCCTTCCAGGTGAATCATCGTCTCTGTAATCCTTCCAGGCGATATATTATAGTATGAGCCTGTCTCCTCTGCCTCCACCATCACCTTCCCAGCCTGTTCTCCTGCACCGATTACCGTATTTCCTATGGCATAATATTTCAACACCATCCCCGCAGCATCGGCTTTCGTCTTAAAGCAATGTCCTTTTGTTATCTGCAGTGCATTGGAATACTCTGACCTGTATACCGTGACATAGCCCCTTACAGGTGTTGCCTCTTTCCTCTGCTTGGAAAAATCAGCCGCCTTAATGTCAAGCCAATCCCCTGACGCATATTGGATAAAACAGGAATTTAAAAGTTCCCTCGCAAACTCTTTCAGTTCTATGTAAAGTGCGACAAACAGCCTTGCCAAGTGGTAGAATATTCCTCCTTTTGTGAAGTTTGATACCGCAAACCCTTCTTTCTCAAGTTCTTCCTGAATTTCCTCCATCACGTCTTCCTCATCCGGCAACGGGATAATTTTATCAAGCAGCTCTTCCTCTATCATTCTTTGACCACCTCCACACGGCCTTCACTGATTTCCGCATCATATTCCTCATCTGTTTTTTTTAGCCTGAAATGTATTCTTATCTTTATAGTTCCGTCAGTAACCCGGCTCAACGCTGTACTGATACTGGACGGGTCAACCTCTTCCCTCTTTTTCAGTTTTTCTTTAATCCTCCGCTCAACTTCTAATGCAAGAAATTCACTATAAGTTTCATTTTTAAATTCCAGCAACCCAAACCCGTAACTGTCATCCTCGTCTTCGTCCTCATAAAAAAGTTCCGCCTGTTCTGTGAGAATTTCATTTTTTAAATCCTGCCGGAAACATTTTTCACCAGATATAAGCTCGAAATCCCCATCACTGCCAACCACTGGCTGTCCTTTTTCGTCAAGCTTTATATCAGCAGAATCAATGCCGACCAATTGCATCAGACCGCCCTCCCCATTATATATGGCACGATATTGCCATAAAGGAAAACCACCGTTACAATATCACCAACTTTATATGGCATCTCACTTGATACCTTTGGTATTTCCGGAAATCTCGCATCCTCCCTTTTATTTTTGTCAAGAATTCTGATAACGTAGCTGTAATGTCCTGCCTCATTCCAAGAATCAACTATCTTGGCATACATTGCAAAAGGATATCTCAAGTGCGGATATTCCTCCCGGATGCTTCTTTCCAGCTCCTGCCTCACAAACGACTTTAACATATCAGACATCCTGATTTCCTCCCTTAAAAGAAATATACATATGCACCGCGCCCCTATGGTCTGTCTTGATCACTGTCTTTTCAACCTCTGCCATCCCATAAAATCGGCTGTGCCTTATTTCTATCATCTGGCTATGGTGGATCCAAGGAATTGCCACTGTTTCCGCCTCCCACATCGTGCCGTATTTTTTCAGAGATAGGATGGAATTATCCTCCTCCAATACATATATCTCGTCCTGATTTTCTTTGCTCCCCCAATAAAATCTTTTGTTTTTAAAAAAATACGGTTGTGAGATTCCCCACACAGTATTTACTTCTGCAATCGTTTCCAGTCCATTTTTCTGCTCAACAGATACAACTGCCTTCTTTCCGTAATCATAATTTGACAGCTCATAATCATAGATATCCGCCTGTGCAAGTACATAGCGTATGATATCCTGCGGAGATGCATCTAAAAAAGTTGCTTTAAACAGTACCTTTTCAAGTTTTACCGAATCATCCCGGATTAAAATCCCCGAGCCATTCTTTCTTACATATCCATCAAGCAAGGTATCATAATCATCTCCATATCCCAATTCTATCTTCGCTGCATCTGCCTCTTTTATATGGATGAGCTCTTCCAGCTCGGGAAAAAAGGTTATGATTCCCCAGTCACGCTTGGAGCTTTTTGCAGAAAAGCATTCTACCCCTATTCCACCTTTTATCTCATAACTTCCAACCGTAACCCTGAACTCTGGCGCAATCAGTTTCCTTACTTCCACAATGTACCACCTTACTTCTTCGTTATTTTTTTTGCGTTCTTCTTGGATTTTCCAGTTTTTCTCTTATCCTTGGCGGCACTTTTGGATTTTTTCTTCTTTGTCTTCTTCTTTTTAGAAGATTTCTTTTTACTGGTCTTTTTAGTTGACTTCTTAACTACCTTTACCGCTACAAAGACCGGTGGAGACCAAAGCTCCAGCGTTGCCGTCACCTTGCTTTCCGATATCACATTCTTCGTTTCAAAAGACTTAAAATATGCACTGGTAATCCCATGAGCCGCACAATCTGCATTGACAACCGCCATTTTCCTGGCTGCGGTCTGCCCTGGCTTTCTAAACAATGACTCATAGGAACGTATCATCTGATCTACAGTCTGGGAATTTGTCGCCTCCAAAAGGATTTCTATTGTAATTTTTGATATATCATATCCTCTTGGTTGCGCTGAATTAACTGCCCCCGTGTCATCCTGAGGCGTATATATATTAGCCGCCTCCTGGACCCCCACACTTTGCACCAGCCCCGGGAGCATTACGCCCCCGAGCTTTATGATGTCATCTGTTATATACAGCATCTTCTGTCATCTCCTATACTGTCACATAATCATCCGTGAACTCATCACCGTCTGTCTGGTTCTGAACATCTTTCAATTCATCAATTAATTTCTCCAACATCCGGAGGTCTTTCATGTCTTTCATATTTACCCTGACATTCAACGTCTGGATAAATGTCCGGCGCCCATCTGCCCTCGAGGTTTCCTGTTTCTTTCCAATCATCTGATGGGAGTCCTTGCGTACGCTTTTCTTTTTCTCAAACAGCGCATTTGCAATTTCCCTGACATTGGAACCCCCGCCCCGCTCTTCATCATTCTGGATAATCCCTGACATGATTTCTTTCATCTTCGACCAGAGGATGGAAAGCGGAAGTATAGCCTCTGCGCCAGCCTCCCCTGCCCCATGCAGAGTGTTCCCGGATGCCCCAATGAATGCCGCACTGTTCAGGATGCCGCCCTCCTTGTGCCAACTAATTGAAAACTTCGGCACACTGGGAGGATTTAAGCTGAATTTCCCGGATGTGCTTATCTTCGGCATTGGGATTTTCAGCTTGGGGAAGGTCACCTTAAATGCAGATTTCATCCTGTCTATCGCATTCTTCACGGCATCCCTCGCCCCATTCATCTTTGATTTCACAGTATTTACTACTGCCCCGAGCCTCCCGCCCGTCAGGGAATTGATGGTAGCATAGCCTGTCCTGAAGGCTCCAGCTATACCTGCCATCACAGCCGATGCAGCACCCTTCATCCCGCCGCCCTTCGAGCGGTAAATATTCACCATCGCTGATAATGTGCTCTGTGTCCCTGCCCGCCATGTATTCATCGCATTTTGGGCTCCTGATACTGCGGAAGACAGCTTTGATGTTATCGCATTTTTTATCGCAGACAATTTCCCGGATACATTAATCCCTACTGCAGATAATGCACCATCAATAACTCCCAGGAATCCGGATGCAAAACCGCCGGCGAATGATAAGATCGCATCGAATACACCAAGAAATATATTTTGGAGATTCTCTATTGCTGCCCCGGCAAATCCAAGTGCTCCCGTCAGGTCACCGTTTAGTAACGCTGCTATCGCCTTTATTACATTCGTGACAAATGATACTATATTAGACACGACTCCTGTAATCGGTGCCAGCGCTGCCAACACGCCCTGGATCGCGCCTATGACAATCCCGACTACCACGGTAAGCACAGCCGCCCCTACAACGCCAATGATCTGAAGGATAGGCTGCACCGCATGATACAGCTCCATAAGGCTCTGTCCGACCTCCGACAATACCGGGGATACCTGGCCTTTCGCCTCTATGACAGCCCCCTTCACTTGGTTAAACAAGCCGGTCCAAAATCCCCGAAATGCCTCTGAACGTTTCCAAAGGTACATAAATGCCGCAACCAGAGCCACGATCCCAACGATTACCCACGTGACCGGGGATGCTAAAAATGTGGCATTAAGCCCTCCCATAGCGCCCCCCGCTATTGATGCTGCATTTTTTACCATCAGAAATGTTTTACCCAGTGTCCCGACAACCACCAGGACGCTACCGGCTATCCCAAGAAATAGGGAGAGCCCGAGGACAATCTGCATGATCATTGCCACAAGCTGCTGGTTATTTCCGATCCATTCTGAACCCTTCGAAATCACTGAACTCATTTTATCCATTGTGGTGTTAAATACCGGAATCAAGTTACTGCCCAGCTCCTCTACATTGTTATGTATCTGCTGCTTTAACCGTTCAAACTTTTGCTCCGGAGTGTTCTGGATGGCCTGGGCCATCTCCTCCGTCACGGATACGCCTTTCTTCATGCTGGAGTGCAAGTCCTTGATACCGCCTTTCAACGTATCCACGTTATTATACAGAAGGTCTATCGCCGCAACTGCCTCATCCGTTCCAAAGGCAGTCTTCAGCTCCTGCTTTTCAACAGCGTCAATCGTCTCCCCGTATTTACCCTTCAAGGCTGTCAGGATTTCCGGCATGGACATCAATTGGTTATTCGTATCAGTAAATTTTAGTCCCAGCTTTTCACCCGCAGACGCTGCCTGGTTCAGGAAACTCTTATACTTCGTCGCTGCCTCCGATCCGGACATCGTAGTCTGGAGCTGCCCTAAGATGGCAAGCTGCTCTTCGAAAGATACATTTGCATTCGTTGCCGTTGCCCCCAGGGCAGATATGGCACTGGACATTTCTGATCCGGACGTCTTGTAATTTTTAACTGCCGCGGAAATTCCTGCGGAAAACACTTCCCCGAATTCCATGTCCGACAATTTCTCATACATTCCCTTATAGATACCATACCCGGTTGCGAATAACGAACCCATTTCTTCTGTAGAAGACTTTGTCGCTTTTCCTGTAAGCGCGGACAATTCCGTAAACTTTGCAACCCCTTCGTCCGTCAGGGATGCAATGCCGGATTTGATATCGTAAGCCGCTGTGATAAAATCTGATTTCGTTGTGCCTGCCCATTGATCCGAAAAGCTTTTAGCCGCCTTTTCAACTGCCGACAGGTCTTTCACCCCAAGGGAGGAAAGCTCGCCCAGAGCGTTCTGGGTATCAAATGTGGCTGTGACTGTCGTCATGGCTGCCGTCGCGATTGCAGTCCCGGCACTGACCATGATACCTCCGGCTTTCTGCATCGTTCCAAAAGCATCATGCATCTTTTTGACCGCATCCTGTGTCCTCTGCCCGAAATCTCTTAAAGGTCCTGACATGCGGTCAACCATGTTTAAGATGACGGATAGCTTATATACCGACTCCATCGCCACATGTACCACCTCCTATCCTTCACCATACATGTCTTCTACTGCCTTCCGGAACCCTATGCGGATATCCTCGGTCACAACCTCACGCATCAGATCCGCCTTTGCTACCAATTCCAAAAAATCTTCCACTGGCACATCCTCATAGCATCCGTCACGTACCTTTTCGGGAAGGGCTTTCTCCGGGATATATTTATGAATCAGTAAAATCCCGTACTGTACAAAATTATCCCGGATTTCTTCCTTGTTCCGGTCTACAGCTTTTTTACAAACGTGGAATCTGCAAGCCCGAGCATCTTAAGCAGTTTGTCTGACAGGCTGATGGACATGGCCGGATACTCATTTAAAGTGTCCGTAAGGAAATCCCTCTGCTCCGGGACGATGTTATCCATAGAAAATGTCCTCGCAGCCTTTGTCGCTGAGCTAGAGAGCATTTTCACATAACGGTCATAGGATGCCGTCTTTGGTTTCATGAATACGAATGCAAACTCTTCATCCGTATAATCATCAATCATTACACTTGCACTGACTGTATAGACCTTTTCACCATTCCCTGAATATTTTCTCTTAAGCTGCTCTACAGGCGGTGTTTTTTCCTGTCCGTTCAGGTTCTCCTGGCCGCTGGGAACTGTCTGTACCTGACTGCTCTCCACCTTTTCATCCATTTCATTGATCACTTCCATCATATAATCCTCCTGTTTTTGTCATTTATTCTGAAAACTATGCCTCGATATCACCCAATTTTATCCCGCCGATTACACTAAACTCCAAGCTGATATTAAAGTTTTTGTCTCCCTGGGAGGCTGCCTTGCCCCATTTGCTTAGCACAAGCTTGTTGATGACGTCCGTCTGGATTGGCGCGCCTTCGTCTGCATATGATACGGTCACCTTATCCATCGCAAAGCCATAAAGACTGCTATATCCCTTCGTTTTCGCTACTCTGCAGTATTCATCGAAATCCTCTTCCGCCATCTCAATCTTCGCTGAATGCTTTAGGTTTCCCGTTCCATAACCGCGCACTTTTCCGCCTTTCCCATAGATTGGCTCTGTTTCCCGTTCCCCGTCATATTCTATCTTCGTCGGTTCAAGATAATCCAGGCCGGGCATATTGATGGTAACGGATGACCAGTCATAACATTTCCCATTGATTAACTGCCTTGACACTTTCTCCACCCCCTATCCTGCATACGGATTCTCCAACCCGAATGTGATATTCATTTCCCTTACATGCCCCATCGGAACATAGGAGACTCTGACCTCCAGCGTCTCGTCCACAAGAATATTCAAGTTTTCTGTATCAATGGTTACGCTGCCTGAACTTATAACCTTATCCCTGACCGCCTCTTCAATCGGCGCCTGCAGTCTTGCCTGGATTACCGCAATACTGACGTCTACAGCCCCCGGGTCAATTTCTGCCTGCAGCTCATTTATCGCTGTCTTCCGCACCTCATTCACAATACGGTTCATAACACGGGTGTCTTCAGCATAGCGGAAATCGCTACCGTCCGCAGACATCATCCTGGCATTATATACAAAGAATCCGCCAAGCCCCACATACTGTCGGAATGTCAGATATCCGCTTTCGTCCAGCTTATCCGTGTATTCCTCAATTCCTCCTGGCAATAACCGCAAAAGCTTATCCTCTGATATCTGGAATCTCCTCACCTCGCCAATGCTCTGGCTCTCGTTCGCTTTGCAATATAGCCCCGCTACAATCCCGGCAAGGTTGATATCCTGCTCCCGCTTGTCCATCCGTATATATCTCCCCCATGCACTGACTACTTGGAGATACATGCTGTTAATTCCTTTCCGGGCTTCCTGCAATGCCGCAACATACTCTTCAATAGTTTCATTTTCATTCGGTTTACGGGCTTCGCATACAAAAAACAGGGGACGTTTATGGACTTCTAAAAAATCCTTTGCTTCGACTGCAAGTGCTGCCCACAGTGCTTTTGTCGTTGTTCCAACAATATGCACGAATTCAAATTCTAAATTCAGGTGTTTCAGTCTTTCCACTGCCTCCAATATATCATTGTTATTCATTGACGGCCCCCTTGTAGAGAATTTGTAAATATCCCCCTCTTTAAAGGATTCCCCGTCTGCATCATCTGTAAAAATCACCGATACACCTGTTCCCGGAAGTTCCGCCTGTCCATCCACCGGAACCGTATACTCTTCACTATATGTCTTTCCTGCATCTATGGAATACCGGTAACAAGCCTCGTTGCAATCTCCAGTCGCTGTAATCTCTACAACAATGTCATAAGCATTATGGGGTTTCCCGCTTGCCCGGAAAAGCCCCTTTCCCACTGCGTCAGCCACTGCATCCCCCACGCCTCCGGCATCACTTTGTTTCACACCAATGCAATAAATAATTTTGGCGCCATTCTCCACCGAATCTATACAGGCATCCGCCAGCGGCGTATTCCCAATCCTCGATTTAATCTCATCCACACCCATAGAGCCAGTGATCAGAATCGGCTCTTTACCCTGGGTATCAGACAGCCCGATCTTTATCTGGGTTCCTATCCCAGTGGCACTTGCCATTCCAAGATTCCCATCTTCTACTTTCAGGTTAATATCCCTCATAGTGTTCCTCCTATCTCCCGTCTGCCGCCCCATGTGTAAAAGCATGGTGCGCGGCTTTAAAATCCTTTTCCGCAACCTGCTTGCCATTCCTCCATCCGTTTGCGGCTTTCATCCCCTCGAACACAGCATTCCTGACCTTATATTCTTTCTTCCATTCCTCAATGGGTTTCAGGATTACTCCCGCAGCTTTCGCAGGGGTTTTCTTTTCTGCCATTACTCTGCCTCCTTTACATCAATTGCTACCTCTTTCAGCTCATAATCTGCATATATGCCCCCGGTAAACGACACATCAAACTGCACCGCCACTTTCGCCTTCAGGATGCTGTCTTTTTCATCTACCCAGTCCAGCTCCCCAATCTCAATATCTACCCAGTTCCCGTCTACCGCGATCCCTTTCTTCATATTGCACAGGAACTTCTCAAGAATCGCCTCCACCTTCTCATCTATAGTATCCGCGATGACTACATGCATCTTCGTGACCCGTTTCCAGAGCTTATGCCTGCTCCTCCTGCGGCCCTCTTCGTCCACATATTTTGTTTTTGACCCGGATCTTGTAAGCACTTCCCCGGAAACCATCACCCCTGCCATCTGCAGGTCGTGCGACATCTCCATCTTTTTCAGGCTGGTAAAAACACTGCCCTTCACTCCCGCCTCTTTCAGCCTGGCGATCAAATACTCCTTTTCCTTTCTCATGGCTACTCCTCCATTGCCTCTTCCAAAATGTCCCGTATCTCTTCCTGGTCTTCCCGGCTGATCCCAAGGAACGGCCTTGCGGGTATGTGTACCGTGACCGATGCCTTTCGTACCCATCTGCCGCCAATCCGGAACATCAGGTATTTCCCATTCTTTGCTCTTATTGTCCTTACGTCGCCAAACTGATGCGTAGCCGCCCGGATGTCATTGGTACCTACTGCTGCGCTGCTGTCATCTGACTTCGCACGGATGCTGTTTTTAAGTGCCGCCGTCTGTGTCAGCGTCTTTCCCCCTGATTCCTTGGCCCGGATTGACGGGAGCCATTTACCCCCTTCCGGGTCTTTCTCCTGGGAAAACCTTTCCACAGTGGATGTCCTTAATCCTTCCGCTATCGCATTTAATGCACCTGCTTTATCAAATGATTCCATCTGCTTAAGCCGCTCAAGGAGATCCTGTGTATCCCCCGAAAGCTCCACCCTGATCGATGACATCCTTACCACCCTTTCATACTGCTCCTTGAAAATATGCGCTCCGCGGATTCCATCCGAAATCCGTTGGCAGCGCTCTCCTTTACTGCCCCGCCTTCAACACCGATATCGATCAGCCCCTTCGCCACATTCAAAAGGAAACTGACTGCCTGGTTGTACCGCGTCAGGAAAGTCTTTTCCCGCTCACTTTCATCAACACCCATCCGTGACACAAGATTATACGCCGCGATATCTTTTGCAAACTTGTTCAGCACTCCCGGTGTCTTTCGGAACGGGACGGTATAACGCTTGGAAAGATACCCGTCAATCTCTAAGCACGCATCCTTTGCCGCATTTTCTGAAAGCTCAAGCATACGAGCCTTTCGTTCCTCCGGATCCTCGATATATTCATCCCCGATGATCGCATTCTGCATATCCTCCTTGATCATCTCTACGACTTCCCCCGCAGTACAATACATCTCTGCCACCTATCCTTTCACATCTGCAGTTCCGGTGCTTCCATATGCCATCTGCCAAAAACCGTATCCTGCGTTGCACCGTCCGTCCGCGCCGTACAGGAACGTATTCTGCAGGAACACATTTGGATCCGTTTCCCGGTTCAGGTTGACGAACTTATAAGGTTTCCTTTCCTGAAAGATCATCGGCTTCAGGAACTGTTTTGTGTCCATCAGGAACCAATAATCCTTTTTGGCCGCAAGTTCCGTCACGACCAAAAGCTCTGCCGTATCCTTCAAGACATTTGTGGAACCATCAATCTGGTCTGCTTTCAGGATCTTGCGCGCCTCCATTTCATTCGCCGGCGATACGACCAGAAGATCCGGCACGAGGTTCAAGGAATCTCCCTTATCCCCGCACATCCCCATCATAGCCGTCCGCGCTTTCATGTAGGAGTCTGCACTTAGCCTCTCATTAGAGACATTGCTGTATGTAGCCTCCCCGCATTTGTGTTCCGCGCTGAAGAACGGCTTGCCATCATAGCAAAGGTTCTCAAATCCTTCCATAAGCAGGCCATATACCAGCTTATCCGGGTGCTTGCGCGTCTGCACGCCCATGTTCTGCATGTTCAGTGTATAAACGCCATACTGGTCATCTTCAATCTCATCCCTGTTCACACCTACAGTCATTTCAAAATGCCGGTTCTCAACCTGATACCTGTACGCACTCAGGTTCTGGATTTCCCTATCCCCCAGCCACTCCCTGAGCTGCGGGAACTGCCCCAGCCAGTTATACTCCTGGATCTTGCTGGAACTAGGAATCCGGGATGCAATCCTCAGATAAGTAGGCTCTACACTGCTAAAGCCTTTATTAAATGCGGTTGAATAGGACGTGTTAAGCGCCCTTAAGTTTCCTGAATTGATGATCATGCCGATACCTCCTTAACCTGTGTCATCATATCTACGACAACGCATTCACCTTCCAGCCCCAGGACTATCCCCGCGGCACTGGAACCTTCGGATGCAGCCGTGACTGTCCTTTCATCCTGAATGAAACACTCCTTTAACACGTCTGTTTCCTTGACGGTACCGTCATTGTTCCAAAGGTAGGTACCGCGTTTGACCGAAACCTTCTCTTCTCCATTTTTGCCCTTAAAGTTGTCTACATTTTCCAAAGCCATCCCTGCTATCTTAAGGCCTGTATTTTTCGACGCGGGGACAGCATAACCTTCCGCGTCAATCGCCACCATCGTACACGCCTCTATTTCTGTGCCGCCTTTTACGCCTAGCTGCAAAAACTGGTTCCCCAGCTTTTCATGTCCTGTCCTGATCCCCATTACATCTCCGCCTTTCCATACTTTTCATAATCTTCTTTTGTGATCCCGCACGCTTTCAGTACCGCCATATCAACATCCGGATCCTTACCCTCCGGGGCATCCTTTAAGTCCAGCTTGTCCATGGGAACTACTTCCGGGGCAAGCTCCATAAACCGTTTGAATCCTTCCTTGTCTTTTAAGGCATACTCCCTCGCCCACTTCTCCTGTGCCTTCGAAATCTTCCCGGCTTTCAGAGCCTTTCCTACCAGCTCGTCCACATCCTTTTCTGCAAGGATTCCCTTAAGCCTTAAGATCTCTGCCCGGTCGTCAGCGCTCCCGGCCTTAAGCTGCATGATGCTGGCCGTGACCTCTTCCGTCTTAGCGCCTTCACCCAGCCCCAGCGCACCAAGAACCGTGCTGTTGGCGACCACCTCCGCCGGTCCGTCTTCAGCCGGCGGTTTCGGTTCTTCTTTCCCTTCCTCAGCTTTCTTTGCTCCTGGATCCAGGACACCGTCCAATGCTTTCAGGACATCCTCCTCTGATGCCGTCTCCGGCAGCCCAAGCTTCTTCGCAACCTTTGCTAAATCCATATGAATTTCCTCCATCTCTTCTAAATCATCTATATCAAGGGAATTTGCTATCGCAAACATCCCCTCGATTGCCGGCGTGTTCGTCAGGGCCGCGGAATGGATGGATGCCGCCCTCTTATCTGACTTCCTTACCATGATCACCGGTGACAGGTACCGGTACTCCTTATTTGCAATATACTCCTTTGCCCTGGCTGTCCATTCCACCTTCGCCATGATAGCATCTGTCCCAAGGAACAGCCCCTTGATCCATCCGCCTGCAGGAGCCTGTACATCCTTGAGTGTCTGATGCTCATAGTCAATCACCAGATCGACCTTCTTTCCAAGGAACTTCTTTTCAATCATCCGGAAGGACTCCTCATCCACCAGGAAATCCCCCTTCTGGGAATGGACATGCCCCAAGGGGAGGAGACGTATCTCCTCCGGAACACCTCCCACGTCAACCCCTCCAGCAGCACATGCCACATACTTTTCCATAAAACCACCTCTTAACTTCCCTTGTAATAGCGTTATAACGCGTTATACGGCGTTATTTTTCTCTCCGTGGGGATTTCCCCCCTTTCCCCCTGTTTTCCCTCTGATTGAATATCTTACGCAATTCCGGGGAGATTTCTTTCATATCCGGTTTCCAGGCTGCCTTTGCCGGGTTATTGGAAAAACCCTTGTCCGGCATTACAGGGATGATCTCACCTGTCCCATAATCCACATTAAACGGAATCCGGCTCTCCACAGGCAGACCCTTCCGCTCTACCTGTGACTTTGTGAGGCTCACCACGCCGCACCTGCAGCGGAATCCGTTGGGCGGATACCAGATATCCCATACCGGATCATCTGCCCGGAACACCTTCCCTTCCATCGCCGCATGGCTTTCCCGGACATCGGAGTCCCCTGCTGTCCGGTACTGCCAGTACGGCCTCAGTTTTTTCGTCACCGGGTCTGTCATGCTCTTATAATGCCCGGCATTAAATGCCGTCTGCATGTTCGTCCGGAAGATCGTGTCGCTCTTCCATGGGTTCAGCCCGTCATATCCATGATCCTTCAGGAAACTGTCCATGTCTTTCCGGAACTGTTCTTTTGTGGTTCCCTCTTCAGCAGCCCGGGTAAGGGTATCCAGAAATGTCTGGAGGATTTCCAGGCTGGTATAGCCGGATACGGTAAACGCCAGCGCCCTGCTTTCGTCATCCAGCGCCTTATATTCTTTCGCCGGCAGGACACGCTTTCTTTTCAGGAACCGGACTACGCTGTCAAAGATAAACTCTCCCGTTTTCCCATAACGAACCTTCATACCTCCATCGTCCTTCCCAGCAACTTAGACAGATACATCCCCTGCCTGATCAGGTCCTCCAGCCCTACACTGTCCATATCTTCATAAAGCTCTTTCAGTTTCTTTTCATCCTTCAGGGCATCCCGCAGCGATACCAGATTCTCGCAATTGTCAATTTCCCTGAGAACCGGGCGGAACATTTCCCGGAAGAGTTCTTCTGAAAGTTCGGAAGACATTGCTACAATCTCATCAACCTGTACCTGGCTGTCCTCCGTATCAGGTTCAAGCCCCTCCTTTAACGCTGTCTCTGTCTCCCGGATACCCGCAGCCATGTTCCCTTCCCTTGGTATTAGTATCTTCTCACCGTCTTCCGGCTTCGGGATATTGAACTTTTCATACACATGGTCTTCGGAGATTCCAAGCCCCATCTTCTGCAACCGCTCATAAATCCCTACCAGCTGGCTTAAGTCTTCCGGCTCCTGGCAGTCAAATTTAATCTTTGGGATATCCACGTCTTTTCCGAAGTTGAACTCAACCAGCGGACGTATGATATCCCGACGTACCGTGATCGCCAGGGCTACCGCATCCGCCACTGTCAGGTCATGCCTGACATCGTTATGTGTCTTTGACTGTGCATAGGAACCGCCCCCGCTGTCCGCGGTCAGTGTCTGTCCTACAATTGCTTTACTGTTCTGCTCGTCGCAATACCTGGCAAGCTTTTCATATACATCAGAAGATGAGGTCTTGTTTGCTTCGATAAATTCAATCATAGTAGATGTCGGCACCACACCCGCTGCGTCAGTTCCCAGGCTTACGATCGCCTCCATCAGCTGCTTCTTGTCATCCTCGGACGCACTGGCATCATACTTTCCAAGGCGCAGCGGCATGCCGAACACCTCGCAAAAGCTGACCCAGTCTTTGATATCAAAGTTCTTAAACATATACATCCATGCCACAATCCGCATGATTCCTGCCCGGCTTGCATGCCCGCTCTTTGCCTTGTACCGGTGTACGGCAAACTTATTTTCAGGAAGGCTGGTCCCTTCCGGATATTCCCTTGTGCAGACCTTCATCTCATCTGTCTGGTAGTCCCATACCAGCTTTTTCGGATGTACGTATGCAATATCCTCAATCACATCGTACCCGTCCGAGTCCACCGACCATTCAAGCTCCATGATGCTGATTCCTTTTCCGATGGCATCCAGCAGGTCTAAAAGCACGCTCCCGAAGTCTTCCAGCCCCTCTAGCTGATTCTTCACAAAGTCGGCTACCCTTTGGTCTGTTTCGTCCTCCGAACATGCCTGTATCTCCCAGTCAAGCCCTGTCACGGCCAGTTTCCTCGTCTGCATCTGTGAGAATACATGTGCATCCTTTTCCTCGATCTCTTCAAACAGTTCCATCTGGGAACGGACATTCCCTTCATCAGCTTCCTGTAAGATCCTCGCCAGCCGGATCGGAGTCAGCCCTTTTGATGGATAATCCGAATATTTATCGTTGATATCCCTGACCGCGATCCTCGCCGACACCGGCCTGTCAATGCCTGTATCTACCGCAGGGTCATACTTCCTTATCTCTTTTTTCTTCTTTTTCTTTGATTTCGCCATCCTACCATGCACCTTTCCTGAACCTTAACGCCCGGCGCAGCACGCTCTGGTACGAGGTGTGCGCGGCAACCGCCTTGACTGTCTGTGCAAGCTGCACCGCCATCTGCAGGCAGTCCGGCCCGTCATCGTTCTTCCCCATGGGGTACTCTTCTAACTGTTTCAGCAGCGTCTTATGGTCCCGGCAGAATTTCAGGTATTTATTCTTGACCACCGGCTGCAGGGATTCGATCCGGAGCTGTTTGTTTACCGATGTCTGCATCTCCTCGATTGGTAAGTATTCCCCCAGCTCGGCAGATAACGCCGCCATGACTTCCTTGAAAAAGTACTGGAACTGCACGGTTTCAACCCCGAACTTATAAAATCCTTTCTTATAATCCCTCCGGAACCTCCGGTTCATCTCAAACACATCCGAGATGATCACATCCGGTTTCCGCTTTTCGATGGATGCCTCCAGAACGAACATATACCCTGTCTTTAAAGACAATGCCAGACTGATGATGGCGCTGGTATCCGATTTCTTATTCTTGCCAAGGGACGGGTCGTTCGCCCCGATAATAATAAACTCCGAAGTTTTAAAATCAAACTGCTCCGGCTCATAATAATCAAACCACTCCTGGTTGAATGTCGCGTTATCCGGATCTACCGGGTCATTCTGCAGCTCTGAGTTAAAAGACGCCTCCCCTTCAGATACCTTTATGACCATCAGGTCATAGTAAGAAAGCTTTTCCTCCCACAGGACGTCCGTACCTTCCAGCATGGCATCCTCATTCGCTTCATAAAAGCTGCGGGCATCCTCTTCATGGTTTTCATTGAATAAGTTGATATAGATGCTTTCCCATTCCTCCCACAGCTTTTCATTCACCGCAAAGGAGTTTACTGCCCGGTATTTCCTTACCTTATAGCGCGGGTTCTTCAGAACGTTGGAAAGCAGGGAATCATAGTGCAGGATCGTGCCGATATACATGATATCCGTATAGGTATCCCCAGCCTTCGACACTGCTTTTGTAAACCAGTTCTTAAGTTTTTTCCTCTGTTCAGATGTATTAACGTTCTCATCATTCTCAATATCATCCAGCACGATAAGATCCGGCCTCCAGTTCCTGTGCCGCCGCCCGCGGACTTTCTTCCCGGAACCGATCGCCTCCACTTTGACATCTGTTTTGGTAAGGATGACCCCCGTCCTCCAAACCTTTTCCCCTTTCAAAGAGCCAAAATCCATAAGGATATCCGCATTGTCCTCCAGCTCCGTCTTGATATCCTCCAGGAACCCTTCGGCCTGGTCGGAGGAATCCGATAGGATTAGGATGTAATGTTTATATGCGTATAAAACTGCATGGAGACTGTCCTTAAAAGTAAAGTTCGTAGACTTGGCGTGTCCACGGGGCGCTGCCACCGCCTGCCTTGTTCCGTCCATGCGGGAGATCTTCTTTGCCTCCAGCAGGGGATTCTTGCCCTTCATCACCCCGTTCTCCCAGATGCTGTCAAGCTCCTTATGAAACTTCGGGGATTTCCGGACAAAATAATGGCGGAGGTATGCCCTCCCGAAATAGGAAAGGTCAAACGCTGCCAAACTCTTCCTGAGCCCATGCTCCCCCATCAGGGGCGCTCCCTGCCGGTACTCCGCATACAGGCGCCTGCGCTCTTCCGGATGGCTGTCCCCTGCAAATATGCATTCTTCAAACAGCTCCCGCTGGTAGGCCTCATTATCCTTTGCATCCAGATCCTCTTCCTCATCCAGAACCCGGAGCCATTCCTCCATGTCAATCATCCTGCACCATCCTATCCTTCGCCCTTTTAAGAATCTCCTTTAGGGCATTGACGGAGCTTTCATCCTGTTTGATCACCTTCATGATCTCGGACTCCATCTCCTTAAAGGCCACCTCTGCTTTTTTCTTCATATCCTGCCGCACCCTGTCCTTGTAAACCTTCGTCCGGGACAGGGAGGCAATCAGCCGCCCGGCTTTATCAAGGGGCATCGCATCCCATTCTTCCTCTGCCGTGGCAACTTTATTTAGAAGGCCGTTCATGGTCGCCATAATAGCCGCCTCTGTATAATCTGCTTCCGGGTTCTCCCGGATCGCCTGGACTAATCGGTCTGTCTGTGCCTGTGCCTCTATAATGCGCTGCGTCACCCGGTTTGTCCGCTGGGCGTAACGCCCGACGCTGGATTTCGATATCTCGAAGCCCTCTTCCTTGAGCCACTGGCTGATCTCTTCATAGGTATTGGACACATCTGCCAGCAGCAGATCCACCTGTGATCTCACTTCATCCGGCAGCTCGTTGATCTTGGAGTTAATCCTCGTTTTGTTCCTCTTTTCACCCATCAGATATCAACCCCGTTGTCCTCAATCGTGCACTCTGCAAGGTCTATGCCTTCTTTGGTCAGCTTGATTACTGCGTCATTGGCATAGGCATTATAGGCAGTGACCTTATCCTCCGTAAATTCGATGTATCCTGCATCCTCCAGATAATCAAGGTATTTGCTGATATCGGGCGATATCACAAGCCCTGATGCAATCATGGCGTTGGTAAGCTGCCTTGTCAGCGCCGTATTGTTATGCCCTTTGACAAGGCAGCGGATAATATACCCCCGGATTGCCTTGTTCCTTTGGATCTCTGCTTTTTCCAAATCATTCAACCCCCTCACCTCCTATCATCTGTTCCCTGCTCCATTCTGCAGGAGCAGCTTGTCCATCTTCCCGTTCATATCCCGCATCTGCTGCTCCACTCCGTTCATAGAGCGGAAGAAATCATCCCGCTGTACATAGACCACAGGGAAATCCTTTTCAATGTTTTTTAACTCCTCCCGGATATCTTTAATCTCCGCATTTGTTTCCTGTTCCAATTTTTCAATCCGCTCATTCAGCTTTTCATTTGTCTCGGCTATCTTCCTGTCTGTACTGTCCATCCGGATGTTCAGATTGTCAAACCACCGTTTCAGCAGGAATGTTACCAGCCCTAACCCCAGCCCGATGGCGCCGCTCATCACATCCGCAAATGTAATCGCATACTCAGCCATATGCGTTACCTTCCCCGTCCTTTTTCTGTATATCTGTCAAAAATATCCATCACCCGTTCCCAGCCGCTCATGGATACCAGTGCGACGATGAACGCCGCGATTACACACGCAAAGCATGCATACCAGTCAATCACCACGTTATAATATGCCGCCATCCGAATCAGGGTTGCCGGTGTGACCGCCATGGACACAAGCACTGCCGACATCTCTGTCGGGATTTTCCTGTCATACCATTTCCACACCTTAAGCACCTCCGTAATGCATGACGTGATAAACGCCAATACCCCGATGATGGTGATGATCTCCGATAAACCGCCCAATAAAACTGACATAACTACCACTCCTTTTCCTGTCCTTTCTGAGACTTCCTGAAACGCAATAAGAGCATACACTTCCTGTGTATGCTCTCAAGTCTAACTGGTATAAGAATAAATGTTTAAGGGAAATATTTCCGGAACTGCCTGCAACCCTACTTAATCCCCAGGACATACGGCCATGTTTTTTCCCCGCATTTCCCATCTGCCTCCTTCTTCCCCATCTTTTCTTTCTGGAGCTTTTCGCAGGCTGAAACGCATTTCGCCCCGTATTCCCCGTCAATCTTTCCGGTATAATACCCCTTTGCTTTCATGCAAAGTTCAAAGGTATTGACCTGCTTATTTTTTGTTCCATTTTTTAATAATCCAAACTCCACCTTATATGTACCTCCTGACTTATTTTCCGGCGTACTGTCTTTCGTGCCGCCTTTAATCTCATATATCCATTCCACATGTCCAATCTGCAGCGGACGCTTCGGGTCGTTTCCGACGAAGAGGATCGCATCTCCAACCTTCAATATCTCCGGATTCGTGATGTGGCCGCTCTTTATCTTTACCGGAACCTCTTCAAATAATGGCGAATTATAAATTCCTGCCGTATTCAGCAACGTAACACCGTACCCACACCTCTGCAACGCCGCCATGCCTGATGAGCTGCAATCACTGTAGTATCTGCCGTCAGCGGCTTTACGGAATACATAATCCCGTTTCCCCTGGCTGTAATAATTTCGCCCGAGGATAATCCCGTAATAATCATGGAACTTCATTCTTCCTGCGCCCGTCAGGTCACGAAGCCTCATGACCTTCACGGCGCCTTTTCGTTTCCCGTTCGGGGCTTTGCTCTTATACCGCGCCTCCAGGTAAGTATGCATTACCTTAGTTGACGGTCTGCCCGAGCCATGGCCGCAGAGTGTGATAGTCTTCTCCGTTGCCAGCGTATTTATCTCCGGGGGCTTGGCATCCGTTTTTTTCGCTGCCGGTCTTTTAAACCATTCCAATGTTTTCCCCTGGCCGGTGATACGGTTTAAGTCAATCTTCCCGCTGATGCCCGGGCAGTTCCCGAGGGATGTGAACTGATGGAGAGATGCGCCTTTATTACATGGGTATTTGGAGCTGTATACCCCGTTATTGTTTCCGTAACGAGCTTCCCACCAGAATCCTCTATCAGAGTTCCTCGCTTTGGTGATGGAGCTTTTGTAATATGAATAATCTGCAAAGCCCGTGTATAGCCCCCACTTAACCCCAAGTGACGCCAGATAGGCCAAAGCAGCCCTTACCTGGCTGTCCTCCGGCTTTGTTCCTGTACTGGGGTTCTTCTCTGCGTCAATAATATATCCAACAAAGTATTTTCCTACTTTTCCTTTGCATTTGTCTACCACATATTTAGCTTGGGCTTTCCCATCCCCTTTTACCATAAAGGCATACAGCCAGTACGGAATCTGGTTCTTCTCACAATTTTTTATAAAACTATCAATGGTAGGGTCTGTATAACCTGTCCCCTGCGTTGCCTTGGATATCAGCACCTCTGCGTTGTTTTTTACCTGCCCCCAGTCCCGGACCGGGTGATGATGCGAGATATCCGGTATCTTCTTTGCCATAAATATCACTCCTCCTTCAGCAGAGGCCACACTCTTCCAGTGACATCTGCCCGTATACAGGTTCATCCTTCAGGATGTTCCCAATCTGCTTCGTTGTTAAATTGTACCTGTCCGCAAGCTCCTTGCTGTTATAACCGTTCCACTCTTTCTTTATACGCCGGTTCCGCGCCGGGGCGATGATGTTCTCGACCTTTGGGAAATACAGTTCATCGCCCCTGGCATAATCAGAAAGCTCCAGGAACTTTTCTATCCCGACGATTTCGACAACAGGGCGGTAACTTTCGGAAATATCTTCAATGGTAGTTTCATGAATGAGTTCTTTTGTGATCCTGTCTGTTACCATCGGCTCCCTCCTTACTCCGCAGGGCGGGTAAATTCCAGGCAGATCCATCCATTCTCATGCTCCTGATACTCCTTAAGCAGCCCCCAGCCTTTCTTCTCTTTCACGATGCAGTGCTGCTTTTTCTTCCCTTCCGGTTCATTTAAGATGGCAACCCCCACATAGTGGGTTCCAGCTCCGGCCCGTACCCTTAAGTATTCTACAATAGTCTCCACCATCCGTTCCTTCTGGTGGGCGGAATTCCTGTCTGGGACTGCCTGCCCTGTTTCTTTTCCTTCCGTCTGTGCCGCCTGATCCGTCTCCTCTCCTTCAGGTTCCTCTGCCTGATCCGTTTTCTCTCCTTCAAGCCCCTCTTTCTTCAGCATATCTTCCTTTACCTCATTTTCCGTTTTCTTCCTTGCCATGGTCTAGTCCTCCTTTTCTTCATCATAATCAATCGTTACTGACAGCTTGTTCTCTACAAGAATACATCTGCGGAGCTCTTCCAGCGTCCGGTCTAACAGCTCCTCCGGAAGGAATGCCCGAATCAGTTCTGCATTTTTGATCTTGTAGATATACCACAGCTCCTCCTCGAATGCCGTATCCTCCCCTGGTGCCAGTACGCTCCTTAATGTCTCATAGTCCTTCTTGAAATCCCCCTTGAGCTTTTTCCTGAGTACCGCCCTCTGTCTGGAATCAGGCACAACGCTCATCTGGTCAAACAGCTCGTCCAAAGTCATCTCAAAAGAGTAGTCCCCAGTAAACACTGCTTTCAGCATCTGCTCGAATTTGGGGTTGCACTTGTACTTTACCTCTTCCGACCGCTTCACCTTCATCTCCCATACCCCGGCTCCTACAATCTCCTTCAGCCGGTCCGGGTTCAGGATGTCAAGGGCCATGCTCTCTGCCACCGCAGCGTTCCCGTTCCGGCTGTGATATCTTACATACTTCACATTATGGTCTTCCATCTCCTGCACCCCTCTTATCTGCAGCTCGGCTTTCAGGGCATCCATCTCCCGTTTCAGCCTCTTTGCCTGTCGGTCATTCTCCACGCACATGCTGATCAGCGTTCCCGTGCCAACATTATTCAGTCCTTCCAACATCTTCAAACCCTCCATGCATCCCCCATGCGGCATATGCACACGCATAGCAGATCCCTTTCCCTCCAATTTGTTTCACCCTGCCTGTCTCCCCGCAGAACTGGCATCTGAGGTTATACGGCTTGATCCGCACCTCCCCATCCCTGACCTCCAGCTCCACGGGATCCTTCGGCTCCAATGCCAGCTCCCGGCGCATTGCCACCGGGATGCTGACGGAGCCGTGGCTGGTTATCTTTTTATACTGGCTCTTCATCCACTGCCACCTCCATCTCTTCCAGGACGCGTTCCATGGTCCCTGCCCTGATGGCATCCGCCACCTCGCTGATTATTCCGAACTGCTCACAGAGTGCCAAGGCGCTGACTGCCACCCTTACAAGCCTTCCGGCATCCATGTTGATATAACAGGCATCCGTATGGCCGTCACTGTCCATCCCAAAAATCACTCCGCTGCCAATCTCCTTCATTGCCCCGTCATCATAATGGACGGTAAATTTCTCCGCCACAGGCTCTTCCTGCGGCATGTATGTGATCTCCCTCACTTTTCCCTCCTACGCATCCAGTATATCCTTGATATACTCATACTGTTCTGATACCTTGTATCTGTCTTTCCCTTCCTCCTTCAGCTTCTCGTGGAACTGCCTGAGCCTTAACGCCATCTTCAGCACCTTGGCAACGCCTACCGCCTCCGGGGATACCCTTAAGCTGTTCCTTTCCGTACGGGATAGCATAATCCCCATTGCCTCCATGAGATAGGCATCCCACACATAACATCCCCCGTCCCTGCCGTTCCACTCAACCCGCGCCTCCTCAATATATTTCTTCCGGTTAAGCTTCGGTTTGTCCAGCGGCAAGATGCCTTCCTGCTGCATCCGTTTCTTTAATTCAGCCCTATACTTTTTATCTCTGGCCGTCATCCGTTTTCTCTTCGCCATCACCGTCTCCTCTCCTGAGATTATCTTCCAGGCATGCCATTGCCGCATCGTAAATATCCCACAAGGCGCTCTTGACATCCTCAATATCCATTCCTTTCTCCTTTACCAGAATCATCCCTGCTGAAACCTGCAAGTGCCCTGTCAGGATACCAAGGCTTTCTAAACTGACATGCTCAAACTGTGTCCTCACCTTCCCATCCACGACCCCAAGATGTATCCATTCCTTACGGTCTGCCATTGTCTTCCCCCTTCCTTTTTACCATTCCCTTAAGCGCTTCAATCAGATCCGAACACTGCTTATAATTGAGCCACTCCACCCGGTCTACCCGGAACATCCTCCGGCACATCCCGTTGACTCTCGCCGGTTTCGTCCATCCCAGCTCCTGCGCCAGCTTGTAGATCTTCCTGCGCTGTGACACCGTCTCTGCGTTCCCGGCATCCCCATGCCGCGCTCTCTTCATGGAATCCCTCATGCCGCCCAGCACACGTACAACAGTTTGCAGTTCCCGATAGTTCAGCTCCTTTAAGCTGTCCTTTCCTGTATGTGCTTGTACCAGCCAATGCAGCTCATCATCATTAAGCCGCAGCTCCGGACTTTTCGCTATCCCAAACACCGTTCTTAAGCTTATGTTCCCCATTCCCTACACCTCCCCGATGATGCTCAGCTCCCCCTCGTCCGGAATCCTGTCTGACTTTATGGACATGCTGATATAATCCACATCCGATATTGCCCTGTAGATGCCGCTCTGGATCTGCCTGGCAACCTTCTTTTCCTCCTCGCCGTTTACCATTACTTCAATCTTGATCATGCGCCCCTCCTATCTCGGCATCATCAGGCTGGATGCCTCCCTTACGATATCCATAGTCACCCTTGTTTCCTGACGCCCTTTCAGGATACGGATCACGTTGTTCAGCGTCCTGTCCAGCAGCCGGAAACACCCGTTCCTTGCCTCCAGCGCGCGCTCAGCCAGTTCCCTGGCGGCATCCTCCGTGATATCCCAGCCCTCCATGTAACGTTTAAGTTCTTTTGTGTCCAGTCCATGCAACCGATAGTAAAAGTCAAGCCTGTTTGCAAATCGATCCAGATAGCTTTTGATCTCTACCTCAAGCCTTAGCTCCCCCGCAATTACGATGCCGACCTCACTCTGGTCAAAGATTCCCCGGATGATCTCCATCTTCGCTGTCGTATACTTGTTGATGAGCTTGTCCGCCTCGTCAATGATGATAAGATACCCTTTGTTGACGTTTAAAAATTCCCGGATACGGTTGACCCTTTTACGGATCGTGCCGCTGGATACCCCTCCGATGCCAAGCCTCGTCTCGATATCCTCCACAAGGTCCTTACAGCTCATGGTCCCATCACACTCAAGATAAGCCACCCTCTGCAGCCTTGCGTACTGCTTGAGCGCATAGGTCTTCCCAAACCCGCTTTTTCCTATGATGATGCCCAGTGCTTTGTTCTCCTGGCAGCTCTGGCAAACGCTCATCACATACATATAATCCGAGCTTTCAAACGCCTCACGTTTTTGCGGTAATATCGGTGCAGTGGCTTTCCCGGACCTATTTTCCGTCATTCCGTCAGCCCCGTCACCATACTCTGCTTCTGAGTCTGCAAGGAACTGCCTGAGGATCCCTTCAATCTTCTCCGGGTTACTCTGGTATTTTCCATTAAGGTACTGACTGACCATCGCCCTGCTACAGTTATAGCGTATGGCAATCTCCGCCTTGTTCCCCCGCATCCTTTTAAGTCTCTCGATTACCTGTAATGCTAATTCTGTTGGCTGCCCCTCTGCCTTTATAGTCGTATTTACGTTTTCCATAACGTACCGTCCTTTCCTTTAACAATTTGTCATTTATTCTGGTTATGCATCCTGGATCTGCCTTAGCTTTTCCATTGCCTTCTCCGCCTGTGATTTCATGTATTCAGAATTTTCAATATCCTGTACCTGTCTCTTATGCCTCCTTAAGCCCTCTGACGGCATCGCGACCACCTTACTTTTCACCGGCTCCTTCCCGATGGTGAGTTTCACGCCGCCCACCATGCCTTTATGTGCCGCCTTCGTATCCCCGTCAAAGGGAACCGTTGCCTCCTCAATGGCTTTTTTCACTTCCTTAAGCTGCCGGTTCTGCTGTTTCCGGTGTTCCTTCAGAGTGTCGTCCGACACGGTGCCGAACTGCAGGAGCTCCTGGCACACGGCCTTGCAGACCGTCTGACCGAATTTATTGATCACATAGATTGCCGTCACATCATACGGGTCAATCTTGATATCCACCTCCTGATTGATATACGGGAGCAGCTCATCTGACATGTAGTAATACCCGTTCCTGCGGATGCCGACGTTGTTGACCCTTGCCTTCTCCGACTTCATCAGCGCCATCACCGCGAAACTCCTTGGCGGCGCCGGCTTCACATACCGCTCTTCATACTCAAAGACTTCCTTTGGGGTCTTGTAGGCTTCCCCGGCACGCTTTAACCCGCTGTGCATCCGGCTGTTGTATTTCTCCTTATATTTCCTCCACTCCTCGTAAAATTCCTCCATGGTAAGGAGCTCCCCACGCTCTGCCATGCGCTTGATCTCCTTATTGACCTTTGCATCTGTGCCCGAGCCTGTCAGCGTTCCTGTATAGCTTGCGTATTTCTTCGAAAACTTCTCGATGACCGTCCGGAAAGAACGCTCGATCTGCGCCTTTGTCCAAGGCTCATAGGGCATGGACACATGCTCGTCCTGAATCCCCATGTCGTGGTAAAATCCCCTGGTCGCCCGGTCAAACTCCATGTCAAAGAACCTGTCCTTCGCTTCCTGATTATGCCGGTCCTTCCGGTCAACACCTATCATCTCTTTGCTGGTGTAATCCTTTCCGTTATCTATGTACAGATATCTTGGCACCTGCCCCGGCAGATCCTCATACATTAACTTAATCAGGCTCTCCTTCAGTACCTGGCTGTCCGCGTCCCGGCAGATGATGTCCCCGAGGATCATCCTGCTGCGGGTGTCGATCCATGCCACCAGCTTCGGGCGGATCGGGATCTCTTTCCCGCTCTTTGTCTTGTACATCACCCATAAGTCAAAGGTATGCTCGTCGCCCTGCAGCATCTCCAGCACCTTAAGCCCCTTGGTATCGCGGATGCGCTTGACCATGTTTTTGTTCTTCCACTCCCGGGCTCCGTTCCGCTGGTAATCGTAAGCACTCCTTAACCCTTCATGTTCCATGAGCCATGAAACATACCGGTTCACCGTCTGGTAGGATGGCAGTTTCTTCCAGCCCATCCGGACCGCTATCTCTTCCAGTACCTCGTATAAGTCCTGGCGGTTCCGCCTGTTCTGCGCGAACTCCTTTTCAAACCAGATGTTCTTCACCGCCTGCTTCATGTCCTCCGGGATGGAGGGGAACGTCCCCACTGTCTTCGGCTTCCTGCAGAGGGCGATCACCTTGAAATAGTCATAGCTGCACCCGTCGCGTTTCCCGAGCACTGCCGCCCAGTTCTCCGCCTCCTGGTAAGCCTCCACCATGCGCCGGAACGTCCTGCCGCTCTTTGACAGGTTGTCCTTTGCGAACTGGTCGGTAAACTCCGTCAGGTCACCTTTATGTTTCCGGCTCTCCTGCAGAAATCTGCGGATCACGTTGCCGAGCTCACAGGCCTCATAATACTTTTTCTGGTACTGATGCATGAACCACTCATAGTCTATATCCACGTACCAAGGGCGCTCCTGTTTCCCTTCCAGCTCTTTCCCCGCATCCGGATCGGCGGGCTGTGATGCGATCTCCATCAGACGGTCACGCTCTGCCTTGGCATTCTGTGCCATCTTTGATAAGGAATTGACTGCCACCAGTACAAGAGGTTTTCCTCCGGACTTCTGAGGGACTAATTTAGTATCTACACTTCCTCGACCTTCTCGTAATTGCATTGCATTATAAGTTATCCCTTCAAGCTCTGCCGCTTCTTCTAATGTGACATATGCTATCTGAGCCATTTTCCTCGCCCTCCCTTACGCTGTTCGTTCATGCTTTCGATAGTTGATATCAAGAATAGTACATATTTTCAAAATGTACTTAGCTCCACTACGTTCCCCTGTCATAATCATTGAAATGTATGGTGGTTTTACTCCAAGTTCTGCCGCTAACATTGCGCTAGTCATATTTTTGTCGATCAACTTTTTCTTTATCTCTTTCCCCAGCGGGGTCAGATGCTGTCTCCGCCCTGCCATGAATATCACCTGTCCTTTCTTAATTCTGCCAAGCCTCACTATTCCCTCAAAGATTCACTTTTTATCATCATTTGGTTCAGCCAAACAAAGAAAATCCTATCTAAAATCATTTCTATACTCAGCAGCTCATCCATTTCCTTTATATCATCCTCTTCATCACTGCTTTCAAGAACTCTTATGCGTTCTTCTATATTGATGCAGAGTTTGTTAAGTTTTCCGATCTCTCCATCGCCAAAAAAAAAATTTAAGTACCATTTCATCACCTATCTTTCATCATCATTCATTTTATTAAATAGTTTCTAAGATTTTTACAGCCTCTTCAAACCTACATTCTGATATAAGCCTGACTGCTTCATCCTCAACCTGATGCCTGTGATCCACTTCCGCCTGTAACCGCTTAATTTCTTCAATTTTTTTCATACTCAATGCCCCTTTCATTTTTGTTTTCCGTGAAATCTTGTTTTAAACTACAATCTTTCGGCATTGTGTGTTAAAATGATTAATGTAGTACATGTGTCTGATTAGTAGTTTAGTTCTGTTCCATCGGACATTAGTACTTACTCATAATTCCGGGAGCTGTTGCTGCAGCTCCTTTTTAATTATCTTCTTTATGTCTTTAACCATGCCTACTCAATATTTAAAATCCGTGTCCTTGCCCTCCCCCCTTTCTTTAGTGCAATCTTGCTCACCACTTCAATACTACGGCCAAGGTTCTTGACCACCAGCCAACGAGCCGGATCCAGCCCGTGGTTTTTCATGATAAGCTTTTGTTTCTTGGTTGGTTTCTTTCCATTTTTCAATTCATCCCTTCTTTCTGGTAAAACCCAAAATAACAAGGTTAATTTCAATACACTTCTATTAAAGAATGTGCTAAAATCAAATTGATTATTTTATTAACCCAAATATATTTTAACTCGTAATTTGTAGTTAGTCAACTAGAAGTTACGATATAATCTATTTTTTTCGAGTCGAAAAGATTGGAGGTTGCATGAATACAGATATGATTGGAACAAGAATAAGAGAAAAAAGAAATGAACTTGGACTAACGCCTAATAATGTAAATTCACTAGTAGGCATACGCACTGGACACTTGTCTGAATTGGAAAATGGTAAATCTCTTCCCTCAACGCCCACATTACTTAAACTATCTAAATTATTTAATTGCTCAGTTGATTGGATTTTATTTGGAGAAACTCCAAACTCCGAGTCGTTTAAAACAACACTATCTGCTCGTGAAATCGAGTTATTGAATGTCTTCACTGAACTATCTTTATCAGATCAGGAAGAACTATTAGACATTGCAAACATGAAGATGCAAAGAGCAAAAAGAAAAACACAAAAATCATCTTATTCTCAGACTACCGATAACACAAATATTTCAGCATAATTTTTTACCCATTTTGATTATTTTATTAATCATTTTGTGACGTATTGCTATTTTTTTTTAAAAAACTCTTTAAACCGCATGGTTAAGCCAATACGTCACAATTTTTTACATGATCCAAAATGACGTATTGAATTGTAATAAAAATTGTCTTATTTCCTCCTCCCAAATATTTATTGCTCTTAAAATTGTAACGCAACGTAACGCTTGAATTTACTGGAGTTTCTGAAAATATTTCCATAAAAAATAACGCTATAACGACACGTTATAACGCTACGCATATTTTCCATTCCTTTTCACAATTAAACTCTTTTTCTGATGACGAACAAAATTTCTCTTTTTTATCAAATCTTATGGAGACCTTATAAACACGGGATTTTTTGAATTTATATGACACAAATGAAAACAAGTCTCAAAATAAGGGTTTTTTTCAATATATTTGTCAAATTCTTTTTAAGTAAATCGCCGAATCCCTCTGTTTATCGGGGTTTCCCGTCATTTCCCATGCGTTCTCAAATCATCTCGTTGAATCTCAATATTTGTCATTTATTTTGGTAGTCTACACCTATTATATTAAAAAGGGGGCAGCCGGCACAACTTACATCGTTGTACCAGCTGCCCTCTGCAATTATGAATTCCGCAAAGCCTGCCTCTCAGGATCATGCTCTCAGCTCTCTTAAAATCTCTATGAATTTCCTCATACCTACAAAACTTTTCTCCTGTTCCGGATTATCCACATTCGTACTCATCTTTGCCCAGTCGTACCATGATTCAAAATACTCATATCCCATCTTCCGGTTTAGGTTCCCCAGGCTGTTCACACCACCGGACACCTTATTCCATCTCGCCCTGGCGGCTTCCATTTCAGGCGTACACTTCTGAAGCATTCCATTTTGCTTTGTTATATCCAGAGGAATATCGCCGTCATAGATGCCTGCAGCCTCCTTCTTTGTCAGAATGCCTGCCTCTACCAGCTCTCCAAGCAGGCCTATGCACTCCTTCTCCGTCATATTGTCAGAATCATACTTTTGTTTCAAAGCATTCAGTTCTTCTTCCGAAAGAGCGTCTTTTTTCTGCCCCTCATTCCAAGTCTGTGCCATCTTGTCAAAATAGCTCGGAGTTACCGTAACCTTATAGCCATGCGCCTCCATTACTTCTCTGTCAACGACATATATGCGCTGACCGTTAAGCATCATTGTCTTCACCATATTTTCTTCGGTTCCTTCTGTCCGGCTCCCGCCCTGCTGCGCCGCCCCTTCTCTGCTGCCGGAATGCATCTCCAAAAGCTCCAGGAACTTTGCCTTGCTATTTGCGAGCTGTATGTGCCGGTTCAGCTCATCTTCTGTGTAATACTGTTCAAAACGCCGGAATGCATCCTCTAACATCTGCTGTTCATATTTAAGCCTTCCAATCCCGAACTCCGGAACTCCAAAACCTGTCTCGCCTGCGCCGCCAGCCATATACATAAATCCCGACGCATCCCGGACGACACCTCCAAGCCAAGATGCATCTCCGCTCAGAAACGAATCATAGAGCGCCTTGGGAAATACCGCTATCTGATTCAGCCCATTTTCATCCGGGCGCGCAGGTATGACCCCTTCCTCCATCAGTTTTTCAGCAAGCTTATAGAGCTGTTCGGAGTCCATGCTTTCAATGTCATAGCCGCTAAGAAAGCTGTCCAGTTTTTCCTCTGCCAGCTGCGGGAACCTCTCAGAAAATTCTTCTTTATCCATTGCCAATCCCACCGCCGTGTCCATGCACTCTTCACCATCCTGATAGATATGGACATCCGAGATCGAGACTCCGTTCCAACAGTCAACCAGGCAATCCGAAAATACAGACCTCCCTCCTTTTTCCCGCACCGCCGGCCTGTTCCAAGAGCCTTTCGCAACATCAAAATCAAGTTCATTTGGTCCTTTCACTTAAAATTCCTCCTTCACTTAAAATTCCATCTTTACTCCCGCATCCCCTGATTCTGCAAAAAATGAAACAGGAAACGCTCCGCATCCATCCGTGTCCTTGCCGCTTTTTCCGGCTCCAGCGCCATCTGCGCCCCTTCATTGAGAAACTGCATAAAATCAAGTTTCTCATTTACGTCAAACCCCCACATGGCCTCCCCGACGCGCCATTCACGCATTCCCGAAGACGCGATCACGCTGTCTCCCTGTTTTTTCAGGTGCGCCTCCAGCGCCCGCATCTCCGCCGGAGACGCATTGCGGGGATCCACTTCATTTACACGTATCAGGCGTTCGAACTCCTCGCCTTTCGAATCCACTCCCCACGCCTTTATGACGGGGTTGTCTTCCACTGAGCTTTCATCATAATCCAGATGCAGCTCCTGGCCATTTTCTGCCCATGCGTTAGCCAAGATCCCCGAATGTACTTTCGCCGGCCTGTCGCTCTGAAAATTTGCCAGTTCAGAAAAAAGGCACTGATCCCTCAGAGGCGTCTGCGATCTATTTCTTGCCGTATTTTGTTTCGGGCAGCGGGAACCTCCCGTTCCGCCAAAAGTAATATTGTACATGTTTCATTTCCTCCCAACCTGACTCCCAGTCAACGCACATTATCCTTCCGTGTCAAACACGCTGATGTTCACCCAAAATTCATCCTTATCCGCATGACAGTCAAAATATCCGCCCCGTTTGGAAATCACCCGCTGTACGCTCTTCAGCCCGTAGCCGTGAACCCCCGGCTGCCCTTTACTGGAGATCAGCCTTCCGTTTATCCCCTCCGGCGCCTTTACAATACTGTTTCGTATCTTGACTGCAATAAGCGCTCCTCTTTTTTTCATAGATATGTGTATGCTTTTGTCTGCCCCCGTCACTTTCTCACCGGCCTCTATGGCATTGTCAAGGAGGTTTCCGAACACTACGCTTATCTCGCTGTCCGTAAGCCCCCACACCGGTATGATCTCCGAATCTATATCAAAGACAATTCCTTTCGACTCTGCCCTGCTCTTTTTCTGGCTCAGTATAAAGTCAAGAAAACCATTCCCCGTCCACACTTTCCGGGGGGCGTACATATATTCATCTTCAATCTCATCAAGATACGCCGCGATCCCGGCAAGATTTCCTTCTTTGACATACTCCCTCAGCATGAGCAGATGGTGCTTTACGTCATGCACCAGATGGCGGTTTAACTCCGCGCTCTCCCTGAGAAGACGGTAATTCTGTTCCGTCATCTGGTCGTGCAGCGCCAGAAAATCATTTTCTTTTTGCATCATCCGATTCTTCACGACAAGCCAAATCACCGCAAACGATACTAAGATCAAAGCTGCCCGATACAATATCTCTACCAT